GTGTCGCGGATAACAACTAAAGCAGCTTCGCCGAGGGAGTTATTCTCCACAGACCAATAAATTTCCGGTTGTCCTTGACTGTATATTGCTTTAGCAATCTCTCTCAAAGTTCGGATCTGTCCTTCAACTGGGGTACGGTTATGTTGCCATTCTGCAACTTGCTTTAGCGTAGGTAATTCAAATACTTGTATAGCAGCATTATCGCCGCCTGTGCCCATCGACGGGTCTAGACTTATAACGTAAGTGCAGTCCTTGCTAATAGGCGAAAACCAGCGAATTTGCCCTGTCTTATATAGTGGTTGCATACTTTCTAGCTGTGCTAACTTACCGGCGTTAATCAGCGTTTCTTCAAACGTAACGAATTTACATTCGTGCTCACGTGCAAAGCGATCGTCGCCTAGTTCTGCACGCTGTTCCGCTGCCCATGCTTCGTCACGTTCTGGGTGGACGCTCCACTCTGCAAAGTATGGGCGGAAGCCGTTCGGTCCTACGTCTGTTTCGTTGCCGAATTCGTCTACTAGCTTGTTAGCGTTAAACCACAATGTAGCAAATTGATCTTCGTCGGTGTCCGGTGTAGATGTAATAATACACTTACCACCAGTGGACAAGGTAGGAGACAGTGAAGTCCAGAATTCGTTAGCAATGTTCCGTTCAACGAACGCAAATTCATCGAGATAGATTAGGGACAAGGACATACCACGACCGGTTTTGCCCGTAGTAGTTTGTGCTACTATGCGAGAGTCGTTGTCGAATTCAATTGACTTTTTATTATAGGATAACACACCGGAACGTATGTGGTCCGGTATGCTTTCATAAGCGTAGTGGATACGCTGCATGATTTCAAGTGCGCCGTCATGCTTGTTAGATGCTACAAGGATAGTGGCGTCAGGGATAAACATTGCATACCATAGCAAATAGCCGGCAGCAACAGTGGTCTTACCTAACTGTCGCCCGAGCATATTGATTGACTTTCTGTAGTTGTGGTATACTTCTACTAGCTCGCGCTGATAATCGTATGGTACAAACTTTTCGCGACCTCTTGTGGGGTGTTGAATCCACATGAAGTTTTCCATGAAGTACATAGGACCGGTGACAGGATCCATACACTTAGTGAGCTCATCAATTTGCTCCTTAGTGTATTTCACCTTTACATAGGCTTTCTTTAAAAGCCGGTCATCACCATACGCAGACATGTATTATCTATTTCTGTCAGGATTGCCCATTTCGCCTTGGCGCATAGAGTAGTCAGTATACGCTTCGCCGCTGCGGTCAGGCTGAGCATCGGTGATGTTTAGTTTATCTAAGTTTTGCTGAAGTTCTTCATAAGATATTTTACCATTATTGTACTGTGTCATAAGTTCTCGGCGAGTCTGTTCAGGATACTTGTCGTTTACTTTGTCCACTGCCGCAGTTAATTCATCGTGTGTGATTTCATCGTCATAAAATTTGCTTACAAGTGCTAGCACTTCTGTAGTGCGATTTTCTTTCACTATATCTTTTTTAAAGTTACGGTATGCATGCACTAAACTTCTGTGAATCTCTTTGCTCTCGTTTAGCTCGTCTTTGTCAATCTTAATAGCTTTCTGCATAGCGTTGTCGCCTTGCTTGGCAGATGCAGGACCGGCTTCGTCATCAGCAGTGTAATCGTTCCCTGTGGGGAAAAAGTCACTGTAATTCTTCGTAGCAGAATGCTGCATATCGTACCCGTTGCTAAGGTTGCCGACAACATGTTCGTTCAACTTCTTAGATTTAGTAGCAGATGCTGGAAGACCGGCAAGTTCTCTTAATTTATTTAAATCCATTTTTATGCTCCCTTGTTCCAGTTCTGGTATACGTTCTTCGGTTCTCTACCGAATATACTCGGCTTGCCTGCATCGGCACCATCGTTAAACTTATCGTAATCGGCAGGTAAGTCGCTGTTATCGTGATCAATTGCAACACTTAACGGTGTCTCAACAATGTCAATAGTACGAGCATTACGAACGTCTTCTAGTTCTTTTAGGAAGCTAGTGTTAAATTCTTTGCCGTACATTTTAGCAGCTTCTGCGTTAGTTGTATCGCCCGGGTATCCTTCTTCGCCGAGTACTGGCTTATAGTTTTCTTTAAACTCAGGACTAGATACGTCTAGATAGAAATCAGTTGTATACTTACGCGGATCGTTTTCCGAATACACAACTACTAATTGCTCAGATATAGCTAGCACTCCGGAAATGTATGTTTCAAGGAAATCACGCGAAGCTGGGTAAGTTGTTTTAATTTCAGAAATAAACACAGGGCTATTTCTTACGTTAGGAAAGTCCAGTGGAGATTCCTGTATAGGTGTTTTCTTGAACGCGCTGGCGGAGATTAGTTCATAACGACCTAATGCATTTTCCAACTTGTCCATCATTTTGTCCGTCACTTCGTTTACGGCTAACTTTAGCGTATAGACGTAAGCTACTTGCGAATCAGCAAAATATTCTTTAAATACTTTATTAGACATTATCCTACTCCAATAATTGTTTACGTTATTTATCATAACGAACAACAATGTTACTTCCTTGCATCCAGTATGTGTTTCAACAATTCGTTGCGATCAAATTCCGGACCGTCGTTGTTATTGCTACTTCCGCCGCCTTCTGCTTGTTGATCAACACGCATCTTTTTAATTTGCAATTCAATTATTTTTAATTTCTTCTGTACTTTTGCTTCTTTAGCATCCATTGCAGTCTTTAGCATATTAGCTGCAACTTCGTATACTTTGCCGATGTGAAGATCGTGTACGTTCTTGCCTATGTCGCACAGTTCTTGATACGAGTTCAACGCTTTCTTTGCAATGTCGTCCATATCACTGTCGTGCTCCGACAATCCTGTTACTGTAGTTAGTGCTAGATCAACTTTCTCAGAGCTAGACAGAGCGTTCATTACATGCGCTGCTTCTACAAAGGCATCTTCGCGCATTTCTGCTACGGACTTATCCGGTGTTTCGTCATCTTCGTCTATTTCGTCGTATGGAGAGATCCCTAAGAGATCTTCTAATTTTCTAGTCATGTTTCCTACTTTCTTTTCGGATTCCTAAAGATGTCATTTTCAGTTATTACCCTAAATGTGATATTTCGCTCTTTGCAAAATATCGTAGCGGCTTTCCACTTAGCTGCATTGACTGCTAATGCCAGCTGGTCGCGCTTTTGCTTCGCCTCTTTGACAAACGTTTGCTTGCTAGGTTTTATTTCCCATAGCTCGACTTTCTGTCTGCCGTTGCGGTCCTCCATGGCTACCATGAAGTCCGGCACATACACTGTGTATTTACCGGTGAGAGGGTTGACGTAGGGTATTTTTATGGATTCCGAGGCCCATTGGAGAATATTTTGATGGTTGTCGCACATTCGCATCACAGTGAGCTCCCAGGAGCTGCGATAGATGATAGGATAGCTGCCGACGTATTTTTCGGGGTGCTCTGGGATAAAACTTCCGCGGAGATATTTTAGGCTCATGCCATTATGGACCGTGAAACTAAACTCTTACTGTTCTTAATGCTAGACATGCGTTGCTGCTGGTCGCCCGGACCGCGCAATGCGTTGAGCGAAGTGTAATACAGTGGGTTTATGTTAAGTTTTGTGCCATTGTCAATAACAACATCCCACGGTGACACGCCTTCCATCTTAGCAATGTCCATAGTGATAGATGCCATTGTTGCGGCATTAGCAGTAGATGCGCCACGGCTTTGAAAGAATCCGTAAATAGCAGTGTATGTGTTTTCAGAGAATGCGCCCGCAGTAAGCGGTACGCCGCCTAATGCAATATTGTCAGGAGAGGGGAAAAATTCTACACCAGTGCCATTTGTATATGTATTATTAACGGAACCGGCGTTATTTGTAATACGCTTTTGTGCGCCGCCTTGACGAAGCATAGTAGAACTGAAACGGCCCACTTGTGCAGCATTAGCGATAAATGTAAATGGATTTGCCATTTTTAATCTCCTTTTATTACAGTGCGGGAGAATCTACGGAGATCTGAATATCCTGTGGGAATAGAGTTAACTACCGCAGAAATATCCCTTACGCT